CAAGATCACCTCTGTCATCTTTCATATATTGACTTTATAATCGTGTTACCTTAAAAAGTCAAATATGGGAGTGCCAAAAAGATTAACAGAAATGCAAAGACGATTTGCCGAATTTTTAGTATTTGGTGATGAAAATGGACCTTTAACACAATCGGAAGCAGCGATCAAAGCTGGTTATAGTCCAAAACGTGCAAGACAAGAAGGATCAGAGCTTACTAATCCAAGACTTTCACCTTTAGTAGTAAAATTTATTGGTGAGTTAAGAGAGGAAAGAATTAAAAAACATGAAGTAACCTATGAAGGCCATGTTGCCGAGCTTGCAAGATTAAGAGAAGCAGCACTCAAAAAAGGTAGTTTTTCATCGGCTGTAAATGCTGAGGCGAATAGAGGAAAGGCAGCCGGACTATATATTGATAGAAAGATCATAAAAACCGGCAAATTAGAAGATCTTTCAGAACAAGAGCTTGAAAATAAAATGAAACAAATTTTATCTGACTATGAACCATTGTTAAAAGCAAAAACTGTTAATGGTGAGTCGGAGGAAATTAAATCTTCTGTATCTTCTTTACCCAAGCCCGAGGAATCATCGTCCGATCACCAAAACTAAAACTCCCATCATCTTCTTTATCGTAAGATGCAAACAATTTAATAGATTTTTTATCTTTAGAATATAACCAACCCTCATTAACTGGTCTTGCTAAAGACATTCTATCAAACTCTTTTTCGGTAGCCCAGCCCGAGTCACTCACACAATCGATCCACTCCACTCGAACTTTCGGATAAGGTATTCCGGGAGTTACTGTTGAGGCGTTAACTTTTCTTCTTTTCCTAGGCATGTATAGGTTTATATCACAGATTTTTTTATTTTATATATAGCTCGCACGTGCGATGGCGATTTTGTAACAGTACATATTAATCTGTACCAAAAAACAAAAAGTGTCCCATAATTTGTCCCATAAAAAGCTATATTTTATGCTAATAATTGATTAAAAGTACACAAAGTACACTTTATTTCACAAAAAATTAAAATTTTTTATAAATCTGTAAAATAAACCTATATAAAAGTTTATTTTGTCTCTCTTTTGCCATAATGTTGACGCAATGCTGCCAGCTTTCCCTCGGTCTCTGAAACTTTTAGTAACAATTTGTCAACTTCATCAGTGATACCAGTATGCTCAGGTATAATTAAACCATGCTCGTTAATACATTCTATCTTGTATAGAGCATCTTCAATGTCTGCCTCGTATTTCTTCAGCATCGTTATAAATAATTTATCGTTCATTTTTCATCTCCTTTTCTAATTGTGGCAAGTTTATGTCAACCGCCTCTTTTTCATCAAACTTTAGCTCATGGTACATGTCTAATCTTTTAAGAAACTTATGTTTCCACATTCTTAGTGCAGCACCTTCAACCTTAAATTCTTGGTAATAAAGATCTGGAGTGCAAATCATTATAACTCCTTGTTTTATTTGGCTATTATGCACATAATCGTGAGCCATGCAATATGCTGCAATTTGCATAAAGTAATCTTCTATCCAATCTTCTCTTTTAGGCCTATTAGCTTGTTTAAAATCTACAACAGTATCCATATTATTATGGACACAAACCAAGTCAGTAGACCCAGCATAAAGCCCAGGATAATACAACGTGACTTCCGAGCCATAAATTTTTTCAACTGGAGCAAGACCCAACTCAATAACTTTTTCGGCCATGGTTTTCGCCTTTTGTCCGACATCTGTAAGATCATCGTAACCAGTTCCTTGTACATAACATTCGAGGAATTTGTGCATGGAAGTCCCACGTTGACTAGATAAATTTTTGATTCTTTCAGCTTCTTTTTCTCCAACTTTAGCCTTCCATTCTTTTAAAAATTGTTGATCTTTGGTAGCGCCTAATATCGTAGTTACACTTGGAAGTCTAGAACCATTTACATCATAGGTCCGTGTTCCGTGGTCCTCGTGCCGTGTACCAGTGACATAGGTATATTTATTACTCCACGGAATAGGTTTTCCGATACTATGAAACTCGTTCAAATCTTTATCTTCCATCATAGAAATCTATTTATACAGTAATAAACTATCAAAGCAGCAAGGACAAAGCAAAATACATTATATCCAAACATACCAAATCCATACGCAGCATTCATTAAACTTCATTCCCCCAAACATCCCAACCTGGTGTTTTTTGTCTAGCAAATAACTCAATTTTAGGTAAATCCCCACAAAGTTCAACAATTCTATTTCTCGTACAATTAGGTTTTTTACTATGTTCTTTTATCGGCTCATAAATAATTTGATGCACTGCCTTTGAAACTCTTTTAGGCTTACCCACAGTAGCCAACAAACAACATTCTGCGTTAGCTCTAGTCCAATGACCCATGCCCCAAAAAAAACTATTAGCTTTTTTATTTTTTTTAACCCAAGTGAATGCACAAGCTTTGTAGTTAAACCCCCATTTTTCAATAGTTTTTAAACCCTGCACTAGTTTAGGAAAAGTAACCCACATAAAGAGAACACAATTATTTTCAGTTAAATTATTTACGGGTAAATTATATATATCTTCGTCTTTCATGACAGGATATGGACAAACATTACGATCACTGTAGGTTTTATATTTCCAAGGTGGATCAGCATAAATAATATTATATTTTTTGTTAGGAAAAGGTATCATACTGACAACCTTAGATTACCAGAAACAGTTATTCTATAATCATCACTAGTGAAAAATGGAAATACTTGATGCACTTGTTTAGCACTAAACAATATCATTTTACCCTCAAAACTTTTGTCAACATTTAAAACATCGTGGGCTACTTGACCATCGTAAAGAGTATTTACAAAAGCAAATTTAGAGGTATAAATTTTAAGAGAGTTTTCTTCTCCCTCAGCAACCTTTTCAGCAATATCAACAAAATATTTCTCTTCCTCTCTTAAATTGTATGGAATGGTTATAAATATTACAAAAGAAAATAAACCAGAATGGTCATGAGGTGGATTAAACTCATATTTTTTTTGAAAATTACACCAAAAGTTTGAAAGAGTAAGTGGTTTGTTTTCAGTTAAAAAAGATAATTTTTCAGTCTCTACATGTTTGTAACAACCCTCTATTATAAATTTATTAAGAGACTCTGTAATACCTGGTATTTTATATTCTTCTTTTATATGCCCTGCTAATTCTGCATTAGCTTTATCACCTAAATCTTTAGCTTTCCAACACTCTGCCTTCAGCCATTCGTAATCTTCATTGTTTAATTCAAAACCTAGACAATTTCTCCAATCTCTCGTTTTTTTTGATTTTTCCCAATTCGTCATAGTTTCTTTTTTAACTCCTTAAGATATTCTTTTTCTTCTTGTTCTTTCTTTTTAGAGTCTAAATATTTAGGTGCAAACTTAGTAATATTATTTAATGGTGCTGAGTCATGGACGTTACCACTAACAGATATTCTAGTACAATCAGATTTATATGGTGCAACCCAATGTTTCAACCAAGCTGGAAACATAAACATATCATTCTCCTCTGGAAGAAAAGACAAGTAAGTCACACAATCTCTTGGTCCGTTGCCATAGATAAATTGTATACCTCCTGGTCCACAACTCCTACCTTTGTATGCTTCGTTTTCTTTTTTCAATTCTTCTGGTATTTGTAAATAAGTCACAAAAGATAACTTACCATCATGATCGTGTGGTGGATTAAAATCATTTGGTCTTTGATAATTTATCCAAAGAGCAGATAATACATACTCTGGTTTCTTATCATATTTTTTATTTATATATTGTTCAAAAGCTTGATCATATACACCAAGGCATTGTGATAAGTGTGGAATTATTTTAGCTTTTGATTGCTCACTATAACCTGTTTCTTTGTCTAAGATACCAGCTAACTTACTTGTATAGTCTTGTTTGTTACCTTTTGCTTCATGTAATAACATTTTCTTAAATGCATCAGATATTTTCATTCTGACAACACACGGTCCCCAATTAAATATCTGTATGTTTATTTTTTGTTTACTCATTCCATCGACATCCTTTCTTTGTATTCTTGCATATTAATAATTTTGTCATTCATGATTATTTTATCTTTTTCTGAATAATGGTCTATTATTTTTTGTATCTTAGCCATTTTAACGTGGGCATATGGCCATATTAGGCAGCAAACATAATAGGCTTGCCTGCATCTTAAAGTATAAGTCCATCTATCTTTCCAATGCGATTTTACACTTGGCGACCTATTTCTTTTTCTAACTGTGCCGACCTCTAATTTTTCTTTAATCCATCTTAAAATAGACTCATGGGTCATTTCTATGCGCATTGTTATATTCATGGCATTAGTTAGATACCTTTTGCCTCTTCTGCCTTTTCTATTTTCATATCTTCTTTTAAAATCAATGCTGCCTTCACCATCAAAAAGCCCAGCAATATAAGCAACGTCAGTGTCTTTCATGTGTTATTATCCATCTTAAAGTTGAAGTCATTGGGTCAAAACTATCAAATTCTAGTTTAGTGCAGCTTGTCTGTAGGAATATTATCACTAATAATATTACTATTTTCTTCTGTTTCATAATACTCTCCCTCAGAATCACAGTTCCAACACTGAAACACTTTTGTTTGACCTGTGTATATTTTTAATTTAACAAAACCATTACCATTGCAAGTGTTGCATATGAGATGCTTAACCTGAGTTTTTTTTAATTTTACCATTTAATTTTTTAACTTTTTCGTTGGCTATGGCTTCTATTGTTTTGGATATAGATAATTTTGCATCGGGCAATAATACCTTTGATAATGACTCTAAAACACTATATGTTTCTTTGGTTAGAGAAACATTTTTATATTTACTCATGTCTGTCATGCGTTTCCTTTCATTTTTAAACTTATTTTTATAATATTATATAGGATTGTCAATGAAATTTTTACTAACTTTAATAATGTGCAGCTATACTGAGGCGACGTGTTTGCCACCATTTACGCACCCAGAAAAATTCAGAGATGCCTATGATTGTTTATTGAAAGGTTATGACGAAGCTGACAAAAAGATTAAAGAAATAGGCAGAGAAGATGTTAATAAACACCAGATATATATTAGATTTACTTGTTCACCTATGGACAGTGTTTGACAATATGGCATGATTGTGTTATTGAGAATTTATCTTCTCACCATTACCTACTCCATTTTCCCTCTTAGGAGTAGGTGCGTCTACAACTTAGAGTTTAAATTAAGGCGACCATTTCTGATCGCCTTAATTGACAAAAATTTAATTTTAAACCCCATATAATAGTATGAAGAAAAAAAGAATATCTTTAAAATATTTAAAAGAGAACGAAGAAAGATGTCCAGCTTGTAGCGGTTATGGTATTATTGAGGGGTCATTTCTTAATAATGGTTTTGATGCATGTGATGTTTGTTATGGGTTTGGTACAGTAGAAAAAGAAGAAATAAAAAATTAAGGCACAATACAATTTAGTTTTTGCTCTAGTTTTTTAATAACTCTTATGTAAGCGTTAAGCCTTTTAAGAGCTTGTTTACAAAGTAAGTTTTCATGAACATCCCAAGTTTGATCATTTAGAACATCAAGATGAGATGATGCACCTTGTATAAAGCCTAATCTTAACACTTCGTATTGTCTTTTAGTTAGCTTGATAGTTTTCATATTATTTTTCCTTTATTAATGGTTTATAAGTATATACTCCAGACAACTTGTGTCCTTATATTATATACCCCGGAAAATAGTCATCTGACCCAAAATGAACACATGGGTTGGAAATTTTTATTAATCC